TCAGCAAGGAAAATGTCAGGAAACATGCCGTGCATAGCCTCAGGCAAAGCTTCACGAAACAAATCTGGATGCATGTGAGCATATGCAGAACTGGCAACATCCATGGCCTCAACTGTAGAATGATCGGCATGCTTGAGCAAGCCCAGGTAATTCAACCACTTGTTCTGAGCAGTTGGATCCCTGGACTCCAAAATCATTGTACGATACTGAATGCCGCGAGCAGAGTACTCTGGAATAGTGCCACCGAGAGTGAAACCGCTAAATTCTCCTACTACTCCGTTGAGGTTCTTGAACTCCCAAGGAGAATCGGGAAAGTCGTCCGATTCACAATAGCGGTCAATGGCTTCATCATCACCGTTGATGGCCACAGTGTCTTCCGAAGTGACATGGTTGATCAACGACGCAACAACCGCACGACGTAAACTGTTTAGCGCCCACGTGTAACGATCTCCAGAATTCTGCATCGTGGCCATGGGACCATGTTGACTCTTGGCGTTAAGGCGTCGTTCGGCGTACTCCTCCATGTACCAACGCGGAAACCCAGAACGCGACATCACATGCAAATCAAAGTTCAACACCCCAGCATCGCAACCTACGTCCCATCGAGTAACATCGGAAGTGTGCACCCCGTTTCCGACGCGCCACATTGTCTTGTAGGCGGCTATGAACTCGTCAGGATTCATGCGACGGTAAAACAGAAAATTGCCCGGAAACGCAGAAATGATTTCGTCCTCGAGAAACAAGGCAAAAGGTCCATCACCCAAAGTCTGCTTGATATCATACTCATGAATGAGCTGGCCTGGAATCGCCTCCCTCTTGTCGCGCTTCTCGTCTTTCTTGATGATCTGCCCCTTGAGCGAAATCCGAATGTCAGAACCAGTACGATCAGGGTCGTGCGAATTCAGTTTGTCAAGCACGACGTTTTCAGCACGTTTGCTGCAATACTCGCGAACAGTGCGTTCACAGTACTGCTCGAACTTGAGAGCTGTCCACTGTGGCGGATTTGGCACAAGCTTGTCGTATTCGTCACACAGATCCTTGCGAGAACAAGCTTTCATGCGTGCCAAATTTTGTGCAGCGGTTCGAGTTTTCAAGCGCTTTTCGACAGAAAGAAAATATGTCGCAGTGTCGGAGCGCTTGTGAACGTGCGGATTCACAAAAGCTACCTCTTTGAACTGGTCAGTGCCGCCACCGCGGCCACCCAACTCACGATCCTCCTTGGCATGCATGTGGACCTCACGAACAATGTTGTCCAATGCTGGTCCGACCTGCACAATATGGTCAGATAACGCCCCGTCGTTGCCAATGCCGTCGACCAAAACATGTCCTTCAACGGCAGGAAACACATGTTGAAACTCGGCGGCAGCCACGGATGATCCAATTTTCGCA